CGAGTCCTGTCGGGGGCGCAAATGGTGCAGATGCACCCGAATTGTCAGTTACTAGGTACGCGACCGAGACGCCGAGAATGTCTGCCACCGTTGGCAAGTCTTCCAAAGGCCAAGCACGCCCACCGCGCCACCGGCGCGATATCGTCCCTTGCTGGACTCCCAGTGCGCTCGCAATATCGCTTTGGACCACACCGCGCCGCGCTGATTCAGCGCGAATATTTGACGCGACAATATCAACCAAGTTCGTTGTGTTCATGCCAAAAGTATATACCAAGACGGCATACTCTACAACAGTATTTCACAGATTCATGCATGATTGGCTTGACATGGAATATGTCGAAATGGCATATTTAATTCATGCAATCAACACAAACCATCGTCACGCGGCTTGTTAAAAATTATCTGAATAAATCTGGCACCACACAGAAGACACTCGCCGCTGCGCTTGGAATTACACAACCCACGCTAAGCAGAAAGCTAACTGGGATCCGTACTTGGTCACTAGATGATCTTGATCAACTGATTCAGCTCGGTGTTCCGATCGGTCTTGACGTTTTCGGGGCAGCTGCAATGGAGGAGTACACCCATGAAGGTTAATAAAGCCTTGTTCATTTCTTCACTCACGTTCTTTGCGATTCTCGTCTCGGTACTGATCGCCTCTTTCAATATCGCTGGCTACACGATGACGTGGCCTCATTTCGCTTGTTTCTTTGTCTCGATGCTTTGGTATGGATCTGAGCTGAACCGGGAGATGAACCGATGAACAACAACGTTCATATCATTACTGACCCATTTCAGCTTGAATACGTACGCAACGCAATCGAATATCTCGATTATGAACTTGGCCGCCGCCAGCACAGGTTAGCGTTTAACTGCCCAGATTATACCGACGTGCAAGAAGTGCTGACCCACTTACGCGAACTAATCGCAGACTTTGGCGTTAACTGCATTGCCACCGACGAGCCGGAACTCACGGATGAGTACGACCTATGAATAACCGCCCGTCGCCTTTGTTTCCCAGCCTCGAAACTCTTGTATTGCTTGGATCAGCCGCTGAAGACTTTCGTGCGCTTAATAGCGCAGTTGAAGAGATGATCAACTCTATTAGGTCTGCTCAGTTAGACCTGGCCGATATGCGTAAGCGCACCGAAGATGGTGAAGCAGATGACTAATCCAGGCATGACGGCGTATCAACTTGTGGATGCTCTTAGGCGCGCTGGGTGGGGTATCTTGCGTGGCTCTGAGAATAGGTGCGCTCGATCGCTTCTCGAGACCCTGGCAGGCACTATGCGGTCTATTAAGACGGACGCGCGCGGTTACATGACGATCACCGCCTCGCAGCTCGCAGATCGCGCTGGGTATTCAGAGCGTCATGTGCGCAGGTGGTTGCCGATCCTCGAAGACCTGGGCATCCTGTCCTGGTCCCGTGGTTGGATCGAGGAAGGCAAGCCTCAGCCTGGATCAATGAAGCTCAATAAAGGCGTGCTTTCCAAATATGTGGAAGATGCTCGCACTGAGTATGACCAGGCGATTCTGCCACTGCGTGCAGCTAAGACTGCAGCGCGCCTGGCACGCCTGCGTTTGCTCAGAATTAAGCCCTACCAGCGACGCTGCCAGGGCCGTGCGGACATGGCGTCTGGCCTCTCCTCTTACGAGAGAGCGGGCCGCGCGGCAGGCCCGCGCTCTCTCAAATCTTCTTCACAAACCAAGACTAATACGAGCAACGCTAAGAGCGTTGCCACTACTACTAAGGACGCGACGATGACTAAGCGGATCACCTATCAGGCTTACATGGCTAAGCGTTACCCAGATCGACAGACTGAGTGGTACATGATCGCAGACACTGACCCTATTGCTCAGGAAATCTTGGACTACGGCACTATCAGTGTCGAGCGACTGCAGCGCCTTCTCGCTGGTGAGCAGCAATTAGCAATTGAAGGGGTAAGCAAGTGAGTAAGCAGGCAGTTAAGACTGCAGTTAAATCAGTGCTAGATGCTACCTCTGATGCATTAGATGAAATACCGTCATCGCCGTATTCATGCAGCGCAGCGCAGCTGAAGATCAGAGCAACCCTAGAGAACGTAGCAGACCAGCTTCTGCACCTCTTGGTATTCATTAACCTGGATGGTGAATCAGAATGACACCGTTAGTGTCTATGCCTGTCGAGCGTGAATGCTGGACTATTGACGAAATGGCAGACCAGCTGGGAACGACCAGGGCGGCCCTTGCCTCGCTGAGGTCACGCGGCGGCGGCCCGCCCTATATCAAGATCGGTAACACGATCGCTTATCCCGTCGTTGCATTCAGGATCTGGGCATTGAAGCAGACAGGCTTGGGTGGTCAACCGTGAGTCAGTATCACGATGATTACCGGCGGATGAGCGGGGCGCAGCGCAGGGAGCTGACAGACCAGATCTACCAGGAAGCAGGCGGCATCTGCCACATCTGCCAGCTACCAGTGCGAAGGGAAGACGCTAGCCTGGATCACTTGATACCAGCTAGCCAGGGCGGCCTATCAACCAGGGACAACCTAGCCCTTGCCCATCGCTCTTGTAATAGCTCGAGGCAGGATAAGACGATCAACAAGACCCAAGTGCCTGTATATGACGGCCTGGCCTGGTTCACAGCCAGCGATGACCGTTTTTCCTGACCACCACCCCCACCCCCACCCGACGCACGCCCAGTGGATATCTCCCCCAACGGACACGAAAAAAACGGGGGTGGGCAAAAACCAAGCAAGGACAACGAAAAATGACCTTCCAAGACGTAGTTTTAGACCCCGATATATTCAATGAATTTGACCAAAAAACCGAAGATAACAGCGGATACCCCGAAAAGATCGAATTTAAGCCCGGAATCATCTATCAAGGCGTTGCAAAGACTGTCGAGGTAGTCAATCAGGACCCCTCTAGAGCTATTTTGCTCGCTGGTCATACCGCAATGGCCCTTCAATTGGCCCTGGAAGCTGACAACGTCGACCCATCCGAGAAACGATACGCCCGCATGAAGGTGTTCGAGGCCCTGCAGAAAGCTTTGGACTCGATTACCGCTGCCCTGGGCACGAATCAGACCGGAAAACTGGACGCTGTTCTGCATGTTGTTATGAATGAACCAGATGAAGGCTCAGACCTCTAATGTCTAACCCGTTTACCCACCTGCCCGCGCCCCTTCACTGCCCGCCTATGGACCCGTCCTACCCATTCAACGAAGGTGCGGAAATCGCCCGCGTTGCCCGCCTTCTCGGTGGCTATCTTCAGCCCTGGCAACGGATGGTGATTAATCGTGCTACCCAGTACAGGCCTGTCGAGAATGCGCAGGGTCAGATGGTCCGAGGGTACAAGTATTCAAAGGTGCTTATTTCCGTGCCCAGGCAGTCAGGTAAAACCCACCTGATCCTACCTAAAGAACTGCATTCCCTGATGCTCAGGCCGTCATCCAGGGCGCTTTATACTGCACAGACCGGTGCAGACGCTCGTATCCAGATGCTTGCAATGATGAAGCGGATAGCGCAATCAGACCTGGCAGACCTGACCACGCCCAGGCGCTCTAATGGCTCTGAAGGTATTAGTTTAAATGAAAACGGATCTGAGCTCGCCCGCTTCTCCCCCACCTTTTCAGCTGTACATGGTGAGCACCCGCACCTCGTAGTACTCGATGAAATCTGGAAACACTCAAAGGACCTTGGTGAGGCCCTGCTCGGTGCTATCGTGCCCTCTCAGATCACGATCAAAGAAGAATCGCAGATCTGGATGATCTCGACAAAAGGCACAGCCAAGTCAGAATTTATGAACGGCATCATTGACGACGGCCTGGCAGGCACTGACCCCTCGCTGCTCTACGTCGAATTTTCCATGCCTGAAGACATGGACCCCTACGATCCGGCGACATGGTGGAAGTTTCACCCCGCCCTGGGCAACACCATTACCGAGGATGCGCTCTATAGCTCTATGGGCCTGCCATACGGCGAATGGATGCGCGCCTATATGAACGTTGTCGTGTCATCGGATAATCCCCTGATCCCTATTGAAGATTTTGACCACCTGGAAGCAGAACCCCTCGCTGTTCCTGACCTCAACACATGCGTTTTTGCCTATGAAGCAGGCGCGCTCGGTGAGTGTGGGTGTGTGGTTGTCGCCTGGATCGACATTGACGGTACCCCCTGTGTTCGCGTGCTCAGGCAAGCGCCTGGCACGGCCTGGCTACCCCCATATGTGGCCGCGTTATCGCGTCGCTACCCAGGCGCATCGTTCGTCGCTGATGACGGCGGACCAACCAGGGCAATAACCGATGCTCTGAATGCTAGGGATGATTTTCAGCCATACAACCTCGAAATGCTCTCAATCAACGAAAGGACCGTAGCTGACTCAAACTTCCTGCGCATGGTCCTGGAAACAAAAAATCTAAAGCACGACGGATCGCAACCTCTTAGGGACGCTATCGGCAACGTCTCAACACGTGAGTACAACGGCACGTTGCGTTTCGACCGAGACCGCTCACCCGCGCCCATCGCTGCCCTGATCGCTTCCTCAGTCGCCCTCTACGCTGCCCAGCACCCCACAGCTATGCCCAGCGTAGCCGCATGACACCCAATGACACCCCATGACAGCGACATCCCGATAAACTAGACGGCCTGCCCAGGCGTGGGACATTCTTCCCGCATGGCATTCTTAACGCGCGCTCTCGAGGCAATCGGCATTAGCCGCGCTGACATTCCCAGCGCAG